AGCATAGAGACCAGGCAGCAGGGCGTCTGAGCGCTCTTCTTCTTTGATCAAGTGGTGGGTGACCCAAGCGACTTTCACTTGGTCATCAGTTCCAGCGCTGGAAGCCAATGATTCTCAAAGACCAGATCCGCGTCATATTGCTTGGCAAACTCCACGGCCTTGTCTGAGGATTTGCCTCCCCATTTGTAGGCCTCTTCGAGCGCCTCGACAATGACGCTGATGTTTGGAGTGATCCACCAGCTGCGCTGCATAGGGTCCCAGTCAGGCTGGCCATCGACGATCCAGCCATGGCCTACTAATTCGGGCTGGGCTGTGTAGTCGGACACGATGACGGGCGTCCCGCAGGCCTGAGCCTCGGGCACGCATATGCCGAAGCCTTCGCCCTTGGAGCAGCTGAGAAGTACGTTGGCAGCGGAGTAGCAGGCGGCTAGGTACTCATTGGAGAGCGGTGCCCGGTAGGCGTACTGATCCACAAATTTGACCTTCTCGGGCTTCAGATCAATTGCCGCTAGAAGATCATTGAGATTGATTCCGCCCATGGTGCCGTACTGCTCTGTGTGCATGTAGAGAACGGCATCATCGTGCAGATCAGAGAACATGCGGAAGGCGATCAGGTTCTCCGCCAAAGCCTTGCGCGTGGGGTAGACGCCTTTGTTTGCCAGCGACATCATCACAATGAAGCGGTCTTCACCAAAGCCAATCAGATCGTTCCCGGTGACCTTCTCGCCAGTGACATCGGTCAGGAATGGCGTGGGCTTGAAGATTGAAGTCTCAATGGCGTGCGGGACGTAGATCGACTCAAGGCCGATGTTGTCCATCTGCTGCTTGCCAAACTTCGACATGGCCAGCGGCGTGACGTTTGGCTTGCCTAGCCATCGAGCGACTTCCCCCGGGCAGGGCGCGTGATCGATGGGCACCCAAGAGGCTATGGGCCAGTTGTCCCACTGGGGACCCTTGAAGACCCAGACATCGTACAAAGTTATGAGAAGCGGCTTATCTGATGAAGACCGCTGGAAGTGTTCTTGCATCTGAGCCGGGGTCACATCGTTGGAATACTGCTCAGCGCCTCGAGGCCAGACGGGCATGCCAAACCATTCGGAGGCGGCGCCTTCTAGTCCATAGTTGGAGAAGATTCCGACGTCATGGCCTGCGGCTTGGAGACGGCGCGTGACTTGCGCGGTTTGGGAGCCGTAGCCGGTCGCGGCCCACGGGGCGTTCGAGACCCAGCCGATGGCGAGAGGGTCGCGGTTTCGATCTCGTGGGCGTAGCCCGCTCGAAGCAGCAGCTGCGCTTCTGGGCCGGGCAGATCGAGCACTTGGCCTTGAAGGTTTACGAGCATTGGACACACTTCTCTCCTATTGTGCGCAGGGTGCTGGTGGCCTTCTAGCCCCTGCGCGTGCAGAAGGCCACCAGCGTTCAGAGAAACCCGTTCCAAGTCGGGTTAGGTTTGACCTAGGTCAGGAAGCAGCGCCAATGAAGTACTTGACGTGGCTGGTTTGGGGCAGGTTGCCATCCACGCGAATGATGCAGCGGATGGTGACGAGATCATTCTGGAATGCGTAGTCCGTGGACGAAGCAACCTGAATGCCACCAACCTGGCGCGTGTAATAAGACGGCATGTGACCAGCAAGAACGGACTTGGCCGACGTACCAGGCGAAGCCATGTGTGGGTTCTCGATGAGCGGGTAGCCCATGAAGCGGTCAGGTGTGGCCGCATCAAGGGTTGGGGTGAACAGGTACTCACCTGACGTGGATGCCTTCAGCTGACGCATGGCGGCGATGCTGGTGGCGTTCGCCATCACACCAAAGCCGGGCATGCGACGCGCTGCGCCATCGACGCTGTAGATGAGGCTGATGAGGTTGTCACCAGTGAATGCGCCAGTGACGCCTGTTCCGCCGGTTACACCAGAGCCTGCAGCGGAGGCGATGCCCTTGGGCAGGACCGTTCCGGTGCCGGTGGTGAGAACGGAGTTGGCCCGGAAGCCAAGCTCGTTGCCAGCCTGCTGGGCAACAAAGCCAAGCAAGTCAACTGCCGAGTCTGTGATGAACTCGTTGGCAACCTGAACCAGGAAGGAGTACTTGTAGGCACTGAGAGTGGTCCGTCCAAACACGGGATCCGACTCATCGATGCTTGCACCCTCAGCCTCAAGCGCGGCAGTTGAGAATGCCGAGAGCGAGGGGAGAACGAGGTTCTCTCCGGCTGCGGTGTTCAGTACCGTGACGACGTTGGGATCCAACATTGGGCCCACCAGGCGAGCCTGATCAAGAACCAAGTCAGAGAACGTGGTGCGGGTTGGCGCGTTGCTTGAGCCGCTGGTGATGTCACGACGCTCGTAGTTGAACGTGTGAGTGCGGATGTCGCCACGGAGAAGAGAGCGAAGGATGCTCTCATCACCTGCGGCGGCAGGTGCTGCCATCGGGCGTACTGCGGACTCGCGTCCTTCCATCGCCTTGGCGATGTCAGACTCACGGGCCTCAGCGGCCTGAACATCCTTGATGAACTGCGCACGCTCGTCAAGATCGACGTTGATGCGGTCGTACTTCTGGCGCTCTTCAGCTGTGAGATCGCGGTTCTCGGTCGCTGCGAGATCAAGCATTTCGCGGGCCTCGGACCACGCACGCTGGCGAGACTCGATCTGCTTCGATAGGAAGTCAGACAAGGGAATCACATCCATTCATTGTGTGTGTTTTTTGGATGCGCAGGAGGGGTAGCCCGAGCGGCTCCGCACGGGGTCAAGCATCTGGTGGACCGGCTCCGGTCTCACTCAGAAATCAGATGGTCTTAAAGTTCAAGTCCAGTTCATCGCGCAAGCGGGCAAGGGTCACGCTGATGGTGTTGTCCTCGATGAGTTCGGGCACGGTCTCAGACTCCGGCGCCAACTTCTCCACCACTGTGGTGAGCATCGTGGCCTGATCGCGGGTCAGAGCATTTCCGGCCTCGAGTGCATCGAGCGCGGCGGAAAGAGACTCAGCATCGGCGCCGGTCTTGTCAGAAAGAATGTCAATGGAGCGCACGGTGGCTGAGGTCTTGGCGTAGGCCGGGAAGCTGACCACGGAAACTTCATGAAGTCTTATGGCAGTAAGTTCCCGAGTCATGCCGTCATCACTCCAGCGATCTCCACCAGCGGGAACGGAAAAGCCAAAACTCATCGAGTCCACAACCTTTGAGCGAAGCAGCTCGGCCACGTCACGGCCTAGCGAAGTCTGAGGGAGTGCAGCATCGACCATCAGGCCTCGGGAATCTTCCATCAGCGTCATGGTCTTCGAGCGCGTGGACGCCAGCGGCTGGGAAGTGTCGTGACTCCAGAGCATCATCACGTTGTTCTTGGCGCGTAGGGACTTGCTGAAGGCGCCTTGGCGGATTGTCTCGATGAAGGGCAGTGGCTCGGATGGGGAATTAAATACGGCGGCGTAGCCGGAGAAACTCATACCGTCTCCGGTTTCGCGGACCTCAATATCGTCCACGGTGATCTGGCGGGTCTCCACCTTTGTGCGCATATGTCTGCTCGATTCTTCAGGAGTCACTTGCTGATCAATGGCCCAGTCCCTAGCCCGGTAGGACTGATCGATGGGCCAGCCACCCCAGAGGGCGTGGGCGACCATGCCAGCGGTGGGCGGGTCTGTGTTCCGGTCTGTTCCCTCGAGGTCTGAAAGGTGACGCTCAAACCATGGGCCCATACGGTCGGCCTTGTCTTGAGTAACAATTCCTCTAGACATCTGGCGGGCTTCATTGATTGTCTTGTCTGTCAGGCCATCTCCGCCATAGCCTTGGGACAGCCAGTCAAGGCCTCGGCTCGCATTGTCTTGAAGCCACTGCGGGACGCTTATGGCACGAGACTCGGAGGAGTAAGCGGTGGGCTGGTCTTCGCTGTCATCGGGCTGCCATGCGTTGCAGTAGTAAGCGCCGTTGACGTAATCATCCCAGCGCTCACACCAAGCCTTGTCGCCTTGGACATTTGATTCATCGTAGAAGTAGCAGTTCCCGCAGGCTCGACCTTCAGGCACGTCTGGGGAAAGTGCGGGCCGGAAGTTGTCAGGAAGAGCGCGCTCGCCTCCCGGTTCCATACCCTCGGCCAGACTCACGGCCACCATCTGATCAATGGCGTCTTGTTTGGTCGTATGGCATCCGATGACTTCGCCATCTTCTTTGATCGTGGCCCAGCCATCGCAGCCCTCTGCTTGGTCGCTGATGAAGTACGGCATCAGTCGTTAGCGATTCTCAAGACAGACACTTGGCATCCAGTGGGATCGCTACAGGCCCACAAAGCGATGCCAGCAGGAAGAGTCAGTTGGACAAACTGACCTTCATGAACCTCAAGGCCGGAAGCGCTTCCAACGCTCGAGTTCCCCAAATACACGTGGTAGTTGCTGCGCTTGTCATCGTTGTGAACGATGACTGAGACGGACTCGTTATCTGGCGCGCAGATCTGAGTGCCTGCCGTGCCAAGCGTGAACTGGGCAGTAGTCATCCCCATGGCTAGACCTGGTATGCCTGAGACGGATCTTCAGCATTGATCATGGCAATGGGCTGAAGCTGCGCAGATGGGACGCCACTGTGAGCGATGACAGGAAGGCCAAGAGACTTCAAGACCTCGGCAGGATCAAAGCCTGAATAGACAAGCTTCTGGGCCATGGACACGCGCTTGTCCATCTCTACAAGGTTGGCGGCATTGAGGTCCACGTTGGCTAGTGGCACG